CGGTGGATGCCATGAGATGCTCCTATCAGGTGTTGTTCAAGTGCAGATACGCGACCGGGTCATAGTCGCTGATTTCAACCAGCCGCACCTTGTAGGTGAGTGCGTCCACCACTGCCGCGTCGCCAACGCTCACCGTCGGCAGCGCGTACTTGTAGCAAAGGAAGACCGGCACGCTGCGCTGGGTCGGGCTTTCGAGCGTCTCGTCCATTTCGTGCTCGAAGTGGCCGTAGACGGTCGTGCCGTTGATCACCAGCGCCACGACGCCGGGATCGTTCGGCCCCCAGAACACGGATGCGTCTTCGTTGTAGGCCATCAGGCGGCCTCTCGCACGCGCTGCAGCGCGTCCAGCGTCGGCGCGATGGCGTCGGCCACCAGCTCGGCGCCGACGGCCGCCTGGCAGGCCGCAAAGCCCGTTTCCGCGTCCTTGGTGCAGAACTCGAAGCCGACGTGCAGCCGATGGCACGGGTAGCACGAGATCGCTTCCGGCTGCACCGACATGGTGTTCGTCCAGTGCTTAGTCAGGTTTTCCGGCGACGAGTGCGACAGCAGCACGACCTTGAGCATCGGCTCGTTGGCGACCGCGTTGACCAGCGCCGACTCGGTGCCGACCACCACGTCGGCGCACTGCGCCAGCGCCATCGCCTGCCGGATCTGCAGGTCTTTGCCGATGATCACCTGGTAGCGGCTTTTGGCGACCAGCTCCTGCCGCAGATCACCGAGCACCAGCGTGTAGACTTCGCGCGCGGCCATCAGGTCGATGAACTGCTGGACGTGCGGCCAGGTCTTCGGCTTGCCAGAACCACAGGGCGCGACGACGACCAGCGGCCCGGCGAACAGCTTGGCGCGTTGCTCGACGGCCCATGCGCGCTCCTCGGCGGTCGGGTAGAACCGCTGCTCGTAGCGTTCGACCGGAAGCTGCGCGATCTCGTGCATCGCTTCCAGGTAGTTGACGTTCATGCGCTTGTGGCGCACGGCCGCCGGCCACTGGTAGCGCACGTCGTGCGGGTGCGGCAGCAGATCGACCTCGACCACGCCGACGAGGTTGTGGAAGCGATCGTACTTGCGCGACTCCCAGAGGTAGTACAGCATCCAGTCGGCGTCGGTCGGGAAGGCGTTGTCGTGCAGGCGGATGAGCCGGTCGACGTTCGGGTCGGCGGCGCAGACCTCGGCCCCGGCGCGCCCGGTGTACAGCGTGACGTGGTAGCCCTGCCGCTTCAGTTCGGCGGTAAGCGACGACGACCAGATGGCGTCGCCGTAGGCGCCAGGGCGCACCACGCCGGCGGTCTTCTCCGGCTTCGGCGCCAGCCACGACTCGTTCCACCCGCGTCCGGCCGGCAGCTTCCGGTAGACCTGCAGAAACGAGTATTCGCGCATCCCGTCGCGCGTCTCGTTGACGATCGCGTCGGCATCGCCGGCGATCTCGCGCATCGCGTCGAGGATGTCGTCCGGCGCGAAGTCGTGCTTGTGGTCCGGGTTGGCGCCCGGCTCGCCGATGCGCGGGTACAGGTCGCGATGCGGCAGGTACAGCACCAGGTAGCCGTCGACCTTGACCAGCCGCCACCACTCGCGCAGCGCGGCGCGGTAGTCTTCGATGTGCTCGAGGAGGTGCGAAGAGAACACGCACTCGGTCGCCTGGTCGGCGAACTGTGGCAGCTTGGTGCAGTCGGCGATGAAGTCCGGCTGCATCTGGACGTTGAACAGCGTCGCGTCGGAGCCGTTGTCGATGCCGACGAAGTGCGGGAAGACCTTGTTGGCGCCGCACCCGAGATCGAACCCGCCGATGCCCGCATACGGCACCACGTCGTAGCGGACCTTTTCCACCTCGTTGAACTGCGGATCGCTTTGTTTCCACATGGCGATCCCCTACGCGGCCTGGCGCAGCGGCACCACGCCGGCCACCTTCGGCAGCAGCATGACGTAGCCGGTGTGCTGGTATAGCCGCCGGACGTCGTGCGTCTCGGACCACGCCGCGAGGCAGTCGAGGTTGCGCATCGCCGGCGGCGGCAGCGCCTCGGCCGGACACGGTCCCTGTCCGTAGTCGCCATCCTCGTAGACGCGCAGGTCGTCGAGCAGCAGCACGTCGCGCGCCCCGGCGCGCAGTTCCGCGATCAGCGCCAGCTCGCGCTGCAGCGGCAGGCGGCGGTCCTGATCCTGCTCGCCGGTGTAGTCGCCCAGGCCGTAGTCGGCGCCCGGGAAGTGCGCGTCAAGCCAGAACAGGATCGGCGTCGACTTCGGGATCTTCGGGAGCTCGCTGCGCAGCGCCGTCTCGCTGGCGCCGCAGACAATTCGCACCCGCGGATCGCGACCGATCTCGGCCTGCGCCTGCGCGGCCAGCGCCGGATGGATCTCGACCGAGATCAACTTGTCGAGCCGGAAGTAGCTCGCGTACTTGACCGCGTCACCCAGTCCGGTGCCGGTCTCGAACAGCACCCGACAGCCGTACTGCTCGAGCAGCGGCTGCAGGTTGAAAAAGCGTAGCGTTCCCATGCGTCATTCCCCGCGAATGGCCCTGAGAAAGGTGCGCGCCACCGGACGGTCGGGAACCGTCTTTTCGGAAGCGATCCTAGTGGCGCGCATGGGCTTCAATCAGCTACTGCAGATCAGGCCGAGAGCAGGTCGTCGATCTTCGCAAACGCCCCAGGTTGACGGACCCCAAAATCTGCGAATTGATTGAGAGTGATTCTTACCTGGCCGGTCGCTGCCAGGCTGTACGGGTCCACCGTCACGTCCGGCGCGCCGAACAGGCCGAGCACCGCCATCGACCAGTCGGACGAGAACAGCGCCGACGAGCACACCGTCGTGCTGGAGCCCTTGGTCAGGTTCGACGGGACGTTGTTGGTGACCGCGACGCGGTAGCCGTTGACCGGCATTCCGCCGTTTTCCCAGATGAAGTTCAGGTTGGTGCCGCGCTGCACGGTCTTGAGCTTGCCGCGCGTCTGGGTGTTCATCAGGTAGCCGGCGAGCTGATCCGGCTCGGCGTTGGCCGCCGCGCACAGCGTCTCGAGGCCGACCATCAGCGCCCAGGTCGGCGCCGCGCCGGCGGTGCCGCCGGTCGAAGTGCCCATGCCGGTCGTGTTGCGCAGGCCGGTCATCTGCGGCGCGGTGCCCGAGCCGTTGATGATGCCGTTTTCGAGCAGCACGGCCGCGCCCTGGATCAGGTCGTCGCGCAGCATGTTCTCGATCGGCATCGACGACTGCAGCAGCGCCTGCTTTGAGTATTCGACGTAGGCGCCGACGCGCTTCGGCGTCAGGCTGACCTGCGCAGTGACGGGCGCGGTCTCGGAGGCGGAACCGATTTCCGTCAGCGTCCCGAGCGTGCTCGCTGTCGCCTTGCGCGGGATGGCCAGGCTCGAGGTGAGGCCGGACAGGATGCGCATCCCGAGCGTCGAGGCAACCAGCTTCGCCCGCAGCGCGTCGACATAGAGGTCGGTGCGCAGGTCGGTCGCGACCAGGTTGCCGGCTTCGGTCGTGGTGCCGACGTTGAAGTCGCGGCGGAACACGTCGGCCGGGATGTAGAAGCCCTCCGGCGTGCGGCCGAAGACCTTTTCAACAGCGCGGGACGCTTCCAGCTCGAGTCCGGCTTTCGCCCAGTCGCCGGTGATCGCGGCGGCAACGGCGCGCCCCAGCGAGTACCGCTTGCTCTCGCCCTGCGTCATGCCGATCAGGATGCCCGGGTTGGCGTCGGACTGCGCCTGCATCCGGGTCATGATGAAGTCCTTGAACTGCTCGACATTCCGGCCGTTCATGATCGCGTCCTGGATGTCCCGCGGCTGGATGTACTTGCCGTAGGCTTCGCCGAGGGCGATCAGGTCTTTGACGCGCTGCTTTTCGACTTCGACCGGGTTCACTTGCGCGGCGGCGCCCGCCGGTGCTTGGCTATCGTTTGACATGGTGAAGCTCCTATTGGCGGCGTTCGCCGTTGTGGAATCGGTCGAGCTTTCGCCCGCCGCAGTACTTTGGTTCGCCGCCGGTTCGGCAGCGGGTTGCGTGATTGCAGAGCGACCGACGCCGACCTGCGTATCGGCAGGGATCGGGACGACGCTGGCCTCGAATGGGGTCCACCGAACGACCCTATAGGTCGGCGGCTTTTCGCCTTGCGCGCGCGCCGCCGGCGGGCCGGCGCGGTAGAAATGCTCGCCGTGTCGCTCGGTCATCTCGCGGACGAACTCCTCGCCGGTCATCTCGCGCACGATTCGCCCGCCGTCTTCCGCCTCGCGCTCCTCGCGGACCTTGTCGACCATGTAGCCGACCGACACCAGCGTGCGGATGCCGTCCTGCACGTCTTGCAGGATCTCCTGGCCGAGCGGCCCGCGAGAGAACTTCGACCGCGTGCGAACCTTGCGATCGTCGCCCAGGCTGGCCGTCTTCACCACGCCGATCTGGCTTTCCGGGTCGTGGTTGAGCAGCAGCGGGTGGCGACCGTCAGCAAGCCGCGACAGGTCGACCGACTCCGGCGAATGATCGAGGATCTCGATGCCGAAGATGCGCTCATACGGCGCCTCGGAACTGATCGCCATTTCGATGGTGCGCTCGTCGTCGTCGGCCAGTTTGGCGCGCTCGATGGCGAATGAGCGGCGCGCGGTCATGCTTTTTCTTTCATGTCTTCGTCCTCGGCGTCATCTTCGGCGGGCTCTGCGGCCGGCTTTGCTTCTATTGGCTCCGGCTTCTCGCCCACGTCCAGCCCAGCGGCCTCGAGCAGCGCCTTTTCCTGCGCCAGCTCGTCGACAATGTCCTCGAACTCGCGGCCCTTGCTGGCGGCGATCTCGGTGCGCGACGCGAGCCCTTCGGCGATCAGCTCGCGCGAGGCTTGCGCGTCCTTGAGCGGATCTACCCAGTCCCAGCGCCGGGCCTGGAACCGCGCGGCGGTCGCGAACTTGTCGTACTTGTCGGCCGGCAGCGCCTTGCCGGATTCAGCGAAGGTGATCTCGCCGCGCAGCAGCGCCGACGCCAGCCACTCGCGGTAGATCGGCAGCATGACCGCGGCGACGAACCACTCCTGCAGCTCTTTCCAGATCTCGCGCTCGGCCAGCTCGGCGATGCGCGCCGACGAGTAGTTGACCTCGGTCATGTCACCGGACAGGTTGTGCGAGGCAACGTTGAGGCCGACAGCCAAGCCGCGCACGCACGCCTTCAGGAACGACTCGAAGTTCGCGTGCGGGTAGTCGGGCGACCAGCTCTCCAGCTTGTAGCCGGCCGGCGCCTCGATGAAGTCGCCCGGCTCGGCGCTCATCTGCAAATTGCCGCTGGCATCCTGCGCGTCGGCCACGGCCGACAGCGCATCGGCTGAATCTTCGGCCCGCGTCCAAATTCCCATTTTTGAGGCGCCGACGCGAGCGGCGATCACCGCCGCTTCCTCGAAGCCGTGCAGCATGTGCGAGCGCATCAGGACCGCGTGCAGCCAGGTGTAGCCGCGGACTTGCTCGGCCCGCTCCGGCAGAAAGACGTGCAGCAGATCCTTTGCCAGCACGCGCTCGGTCTTGCGCTGCTGCTGGTTGTAGCTGTCGCCCGGGTGCGTGGTCAGCAAATGGTAGGCGACCGGCCGGCCGGCGCTGTCGCGCTCGACGCCCTGGCGCACGTCGTTGCCGTTGAAAGTGCCGTTGATGGTTTCGTCGAGGCGATCAGCCTCGAGCAGTTGCAGGCCGAGGCCATGCGGCAGCGAACGGTTGCGGACAAAGCGGATGATCGCTTCGCCGTCGCGGGCGACGCCTTTGGTGCCGACCTGCAGCAGCCGAACCAGCGTCATTTTGCCGGTCAGCTCGCAGACCATGCCCCACTGCTTCCAGGCGACCTCGATGGCGTCGTTGGCGGCTTTGTCGAGCGCGCCGCCGAGCATCGTTGCGCGGACCTGCAGCGTCGGGCCGTTCGGGCCAATGACGTTGGTCGAGACCAGCGACAGGAAACGACGGCCGAATTCGTTGTTCGCGCAGAGCGTGCGGGCACGGGCGCGCAGGATTGCGAGGCCGTTGTCGAGGTCGGCGTTGAGGGCGCCTGACCAGGTCTCGAGCGAGGTCGTAAGCCGGTTGACCGCCGCGCCGGCAAAACTGCGCTGCCGCGGCGCACCGGCGCGCGCGGCGATGGCGCGCTGCAGTTGCATCTTCCGGGCGTGCTCGGCCAGGATGCGACTGCCCTTTTCCGGGTAGTTGAAGGTCGTCACAGCCGGATCTGCAACTTGCGCCCGCTGCCGAGGCCGGCTGCGAGCTTGGCTTTGATGTCTTCGGCCGCCACTTCCGATGCGTACCGCTGACGGAAAGTCAGCAGATCGGCGACCGGAATGCGTTTCAGCGACCGGCCGCCAATCGTGTATTCCATCTGATCCATGGTCGCCC